GTCGGCATACTGCTCATACAGTGCAACGCGCTGTTTTACGATTTCTGCCTTTTCTGCACTCAGCTTTTCTTCCTGCCGTTCCAGTGCGGAAAAGCAGATCAACGCTTTGCGTTCCCGTTCGTGCAGAATTTCCAGTATATGCTCCGCCTGTTTTATTTGCGCTGTCAGTGCATTTCGGACAATCTCTTCCAGCAGTTCCTCAGCGATCGGGATTCGCTTGCAGGGACTGTCCACCGCTGTGGCCGAAAATCTGCAGTTAAAAGAGGGGCCAAGTTTCTTGAGAACACGATATTTCATCAATTTCTGACAATAGCCGCAGTAGACCTTGCCTTTCAGCGGATACTGGTGTTTTGTGTAGTTCCCGGCCTGGTGTTTTCCATGCTGCAGCATGATGACCATTTGTGCCTGTTCAAATTCCTCCGGGGTCACAATGGCGGCATGGCTGTCCTCAATACGTACCTGCCGTTCCAAAGGAGCGCGTAGCACCCGATGCTTACAGGGAACCGGCATAATGAATTTCGCGCCCACATAAGTTCCCTTATACTTCTCATTTTTCAGAACATGGTAAACCGTTCCACTTGTCCAATGGCTGCGCTGCAGATCCCATGCTTTCTGCTCACTGTACACATGGTTTTCCGCCACATGATACGCTGCCGGGGTCGGGATTTGCTTTTCATTCAGGATTTTTGCGATGGTGCCCGTTCTGTTGCCCTGCAATGCCAGTTCAAAAATCAACCGCACATATCGACTGGCTACCGGGTCGAGGATCAACTTATGACAGTCGTTTGGGTCCGGCAGGAATCCAAACGGGCGGTATCCTCCGAGATACATTCCTTTTTTCTGCATCACATGGTCTGCTGCCGCGATTTTGGCAGAAAGATCCCGGCTGTAGGATGCGTTGATGATGTTCTTAATGGCTACTTCCAGTCCGCGTACATCGTTCCCGGCCTGCATTCCACTGTCATACCCATCGTTGACAGAGATGAATCGAACGCCCAGCAATGGAAAAATGCGCTCCATATAATCGCCTGCTTCGATATAATCGCGGGCAAACCGGGAAAAGTCCTTTACGATAATTGTTTTCACCTTGCCATCCTGCGCGTCCTGAATCAGCCGCTGAAACGCAGGACGGCTCGTAGAGGTGCCGGAGTAGCCATCATACTCCTGTCGCGGCTCTGCAGCCAGTTCCGGGCGAGCCATGATGTACCCCTCTACCAGTCCACGCTGGCCCTGAATGCTGTTGCTCTCAGCCTTATCAGCCCCCACATCCTCGTCTGCCAGGGAAAGCCGGTAATAGGTTCCAATCATCTACAACTCACCACCTTTCAAACGTGTAGATCAATTCTGCCTTTACGATTTCCGCTGCACGATTTTCAAGATTCTTCATGCGGCCTACCCACTCCATCTGATTTTCTTCTTTCAGTTTTTCCGAAATGCCCTCCCGCTGGCTCATCTGCTCGATCAAAACCTCATATCGTTCCGCTGCCTGTTTTTCCACGTCTGCCAAAACAGCGTCCAGCTTTCCACTCAGCAGCAGGCTTTGGTAATAGGCCGGTTTTCGCAGTTTCAGGTACGCCTTGTGCAGCATCCCCCAGCGGCCAATCGGACGAATCCGTGGCAGTTTCAAGGCTGGCAGGTAATAATCGCCAGCCAAAACATATTCCATGCCTGTCCGAGCATCGTAGATTTTCTCTTTCATTGTCTGTCCTCCTTTTTCGTTAAAACACAAATTCCGTGTAAGTGCTTTTCCTGCGGTCCACTTCAATTTTCTTTACATACTGCTGCAGATTATCTGCCGTTAAAAGAATCTCTGTGCCGTCTGTGATTTGCTTTTTCTGCTGCAATTCTTCTTGAATCAGCGCAAGCTCTTTCTCTTTTGTAGATTTTTCCTGTTTTTGTTTTACGATTTCATTTTCCGAGTTCTGCTTTAATTCCAAGAACTTTTCTTTTGAGATTTTTCCAAAGACATACTGCTCGTAGCCGCTGCGCTTCTGTGATTTCAGTCGAACGATGTTGCCCGATAGCCGTTCCATTTCACGGTTCAATGCCACTTTCTCTGTTTCAAATTTGCTTTTCCCCGAATTCTTCTGCATCAGTTTTTTCAAGTTCTTATGTTCTTCTAATCGCTGATGCAGTTCCTTATGGATGCCGTTCCATAGGTCTTTCTCGGAAATGGAAACATGGCAAGATGCACAGTAAAAATACAGCGAACCATCACTTTGCCAATGACAAACCAGTTTTTCGCCGCACTCTTTGCAAAATATCCGGCCTTTGAAAATATTCGGATTATTTTCTCTGCGCTGTCTGCACCACTTTTTCCGCTCATCCCTGACCGCTTGCCCAGTTTCCCGCAATGCAGAAACTTCATCAAACAGTTCCCAGCTGATAATCGCCGGATGATTGTCCGGCACCATGCGCCAGCTTTCCCGTGGATTTTCTCCGATTTTCCGATACGTTTCATCGTAGGCAATACGGTTGTAGATCATTGTCCCTGTGTAGACTGGATTTTCCAGAACCTTTGTCACAAAAGCTGGCTGCCATGCTGGGTCCTTTACCCGCAAGGTGTTTTTCAGGTATCCCAACTGACAGCGGCGTGTAAAGGGTGTCGGGATTCCCTGCGCGGACAGCTTCTTTGCAATCTCAAGCTCTTTCATGCCTGATTTCTTCCAGAGGAAAATCTGCATCACCACATCGCTGACTTCCTCGTCCAGAATCAAATGATTCTTCTGATCCTTTTTGTAGCCGAATGGAACCAGCGTATAGATTTCTCCCCGTGCTTCCTTGGAGCGAAAACATGATTGGATTTTCTGGGACAGGTCTTTCGAGTACATCTCATTGATCATGCTCTTGATCGGCACAAGCATCCCGTCCCGACTCTGGCTGTTCAGGCTGTCATAATTATCATTGATGGCGATAAATCTTACGCCGAACAATGGAAACACCTGTTCCAGATACTGTCCTGTTTCCACGAAATTGCGGCCCAGTCGGGAGAAATCCTTTACCACGATGCAGTTGATTTTCCGCTCCTGTAGTGCTTTCAACAGCCGCTCAAATTCCGGGCGGTCAAAATTTGTTCCTGTGCACCGCTTGTCCGCAAACACATCCAGCAGCACCAGGTCATCCCGGTGGTTGATGTACTCCTTGATATAGGAAATTTGCACTTCCAGCGATTCCGAATCCCGAAGCACATCATCAAAATCAGACAATCGTGCGTAAATTGCAGTTTTCCAGACCCGGTACTGCGCATTCTCGGCTTCACGCTGCGCCGCGCTTACTTTCTTGCTTACTCTTGCCATAGGTCAGCCTCTTTCCTTTCATGCAGATACTTCATGCTGCCCCATCTGTTTTTGATGCAGTTCTTCCAGCAGGTCTGCAATTTCATCGTGGAATCGAAATGTGATTTCCACCCGGTTGCCCTCATAGACTTCGATTTTCTCAATCAGTTCAACGACCATCGGACGGGTGATCTCTTCCAGTTTTCGATACTTACGGTACACGTCCAAAAACGGATAAGCATTGGGAGCAGTCTGTAAATTTTGCCGTTCTGCTTCCAGTTCTGTGATTTTGCGGTCATATTCGTCTATCCGCTTGCTGTACAGTTCGTTGTAGTTCAGAAAATCCTCCCGTGTGAGGATTTCGTCTGCATAATCCCCGTACAGCTTTTCCTTAATTCCCTGCGTATGGGCTTTTTCTGCAGTCAACTGCCGAATCTGCCGCTCGATGCGCCGCACACGGTATGGCTCCTGCCGAGCCTGCCGGATGCTTTCTACAAACTCCGCTTCCTCCATCACGATCTGGATCTGCATCTGGAGTGCGTTCCGCACGATGTTATAGAGTTTTTCATCCCGCAGGTTATGGCTCGTGCAGCTGCCTTTGTTCTGCTTGCTGCCGGAGCACTGATAATAGATATACCGTTTGCCCTTATAGCTGGCTGATCTGCGCACCAGCCGACTGCCGCAGTCCCCGCAGTAAAGAAAGCCTGCAAACAGGGCCACCGTTTCGGCATCGTTCGGCCTGCGGGTTTCGGTTTCCAAGATCCGCTGCACCAGTTCAAACTGCTCTGCCGGAATGATTGCCTCATGGGTGTTGTCCACGATCGTCCAGTCCCGCATCGGCACGTTCATTTTCTTTTTGGAGCGATAATCCAGTCGCCGAGTCTTTCCCTGTACCAGTTTCCCGGTATAGACCTCATTGTGCAGGATGCGGTCCACTGCCTTGGCAGACCACGGCGGCTCATCGCTCTTGCGGAAATGCAGGCTTAGTTTTGCGCCGCTCTGCAGCTTTCGTACTGCTGGAGATGGGGCTTTTTCTGCATTTAAACGGTCCGCGATGCC